TCAGTGCTTCTTCGAGAATGTCGAAGGACACATCAACAGAGGACTCGAATCAGTCCTCCAAGACTTGGAAGGCGCAGGTTACGATTCAACGTGGGGAATATTCTCAGCGGAAGAAGTTGGCGCACCTCACCAACGCAAACGCATCTTCATTCTTGCCAACGCCCACGGCACTGTGGCCAACACCATCAACGAGGGATCACAAGGGGGGTTACAAGGGAGGCAGGATTCGCAATGGGAAGGTGAGCATGGACACACTGGACGTAGCAGTTCAGCACACCGACAACCAAGCTCAGACATCTGGAACCTTGAACCCAACGTGGGTCGAGTGGCTCATGGGATTGCCGACAGAGTGGACAGACTTAGACTCTTGGGTAACGGAGTTGTCCCCCAAACAGCCGCCAGAGCATGGGAGGTTTTGAATGCAAGAAACTAAATTCAAATCAGGAAGGGGCGGACTAAGGTCCAACTCTTCCGCTTTGAGCTCGTACAAGAAACCATCTAACCAGGTCTGTGACTGGTGCAACAAAGAGTTTATATCTGTGAACAAGAGACATAGATCAGGCCGCAGGTTTTGTAGTCAGTCATGCAAGATGAAACAATACAACTTCGCAAGGCACATGAAATACAAAGCTCACCTCACAGAAAAAAACCGCAAGGGCTCTTGGTTCAAAGATCCCTTACACAGGTTGAGGGGTCTATGATCCCTCTTCCTCATCCTCTCTACCATCGCTCCACTCATCGTAGTTTGCATCTTCAAACTCATCTTCCTCCACCTCTTCAAAGTCCGCATCCATCACCTCACCATCTTCCTCCAAGTCCGCAGGCTCCAGGTCTTCCTGCTTAGAATTAAAGTCTAACCCATGCTTATCAATCAAGCTACGAAGTCTAGCCTCAACCTCCCCTCGATCCATCTGATCAATCTTCCCTGTCTTGATCTCCTTCTTATCCACCATCAAGCCTGCAAGCTTGGCTCTGCCCATCTCCGCCTGTACCGCTGCGCTGTAGGAACCATCTTCGACTGCCGCATCTCTAATCATCTGAAGATCCCTGGCTACTTTCTCGTAGGTGATCTCATACTTTCTCTGCTTTGCTTCCGTCAAGTCCGCAATCCGGTGTTGCACATGCGCATAGATCGGACTGTTCAAAAGATGACTCGCACTCACACTTGCATTCTTGTACCCAGCACGGAGCGCACACTCCTTCTTAGTCAGATCATGAAACACATACAACTGGCAAAACTTCTCCTGCTTCTGCGTGATCTTTGTTCGCTTGACACCCCTTGTCCTATACTTCTCAGGACTGAGTAAAATGTTTGATGAACCTTCGTTTACTGATGACTCTGACATATTTTTTTCCTAAAATTTTCCTACATACAAAGCAAGAGAGAGAGCGTAGTAAAGGAAGAGATGTTAATCTCTCTTCCTCTCCCTTTAGGGATGACCCTACTGACCCTTGACCCACCCTTATAAATCAATGACTTACCTACTAGGGTCACATGGGTCAACATGGGTCAGCACTGACCCTACTGACCCTACCCATTTTTCCTATATAAATCATACACTTAACCTTTTTTTAAGGGGGGTAGGGTCAGTCAGAAAAAATCCAATATTGACCCTACCCCTAGCCCCATATACCGATCTAGAATTTACTTTAACTTTCGCTCCTAAGTGATTTTTCATACCCTCTACTTCACCCCCTACTTTGCAAAGTATTCGGGCACATATTCACCCAGTTTTCTAAGCTCTTTGTGAGCCCATCTTGGGTCAGCACCCTTGTTGAAAAGCCTCGTTGCCCATACTCCCTCCAAAGCCAGCCGCCTGTTCCTGACGTTGTCATTCGGGTTTCGATTACACACCACACACATGCTGCTTTGCATAATCCTAGCACTAAACTTCTCAGGATCTGTCGTTCCGCACATCACACAAGGGTCACGCTTCTCTTTCAAGATGCTCTTCCTTGTCCGATTAATTCTACTTTTCACTGCACCCAACATCCACTTTCTCCCATTTTTCTCCACTTGTTTTATAATCGCCTCTTTGAAATAATATCCTTTCCTGATCTTACCTGGTACATGGGATCAGGAATTAGTTTGTTCAATTCATGCAAACAACTGTTTTCTCCAAGGCAGTAACGCCCGACTTGTATTCCCCCTAGGTTGAGTCGGGCGTTTTTTTATCGCCACCAATATCTATCTCAACGTCTGTATCTGGCAAGTTATCCTGCCACCTAGCTCCATCGCTATCATCTGCAGGCAAGAGATCCATCATAAACTTCTCGATCAACTCCAGGTCTTTCCAATCATCCGTGTCGATCTCTATCTTGATCTTCATTTAGCCCACACATGTTTCTTCTTACCGCCATCGTACTTGACCGCATGCCCCTCCTCGATGAGGATCTTACAGATGTCACGCCTGCTATCATGCGTGAACATGTCTGCGAGTAACCGACCATACTTATCCAGCTTGCCGCCATTGAGCGACTCGACATAGATCTCCTTGCCACACAACACCTTCATTCGTTTCTTTGCAGCGAGACCCAATACTTTCTCTGCCTTGTTTCTTGTGCGTGACTCAGGGGTATCTATTCCATTGGCTCTGATCCTGACCTTCCGATATACACCGAATGACAGATCAAGGAGGACATCCACCGTGTCACCATCGACCACCCGGTCCACCTCCGCCTTATAAATATACTGTTGCTCTATTACTTTCCTTGCCATTCCACCACTCCCCCTTTTGTCAGCAACTCCTCTTCGTCTATCTCTACCTTCATACAGTATAGAGAGAACTTAATATTTGGATCATACCGATAGTCCTCGTGAATCAGTGACGCTGCTCGTGTGCATTCCATCATCGTGTCGTAACTTGCCAGCAACGTATAGAAACTCATCGTGAACAAATAGAGTTTAACCATCAGTCCCTGCCTGGCCACTCTCTCTCTTTCTCTGTCCAAGCTTCGTTCTCTGGTGTGCTTGGATCATCCTTAATAAACCTACCCTTTGCATCACGAGTCCTTACCTTGACCTTCTCAATGACCTTAGATGTTTTTTCAGAAAAAGACTCTTGCTGTTTACCAAACAACTTACCTATCCAATCTTTAAAAAACCCCATGTCTAATCTCCTTACTAGTTAAACTTCCCACGGCTTTGCCGATGTGTTTGTTCCAAGGTAATGCCACATCGCCTTACCAGGTTCGCTGTAAGTAAACACTTTATCAGCTAAATGTTTCTGAACATAACTGACAGCCTTCTGACATGCCTTGTTACCGTTTGGTTTATTGTATCTACGCAATTGCTGCCGTGCCAAAGACTCAAGCTCGTTGCGCCTGTAATATTCTTCTGCTTTCATGCCCTTCAGTACGAGCTCTGCGAGTGCCACCTGATCTTCAATGCTATCTTCTGACGTTGTCTTCTTGGCCGTCAGATCACTGGCTGTCCAGACACCAAGATCAAAATCAAAGTGTGCCAGGTGTTCATCAGGATCTCGTGCGTTTCTAGCTTCATAGAAGAAGGACACGTTGGGCTTCTTGCCTGACATCTTGATACCAGAATCAAACCATCCTGCGAAGACTGACCCACCCCTAGCAGACATGAACGACTTGTCATCCGCCCTTTCTTTTCCAGTGTGATGAGCGAGTATGACTGCGCAGTTGTTAAGTTCGATCAGCTTATCAATTCTATCCAGAAGCTTTCGTATCTCTGTGTTACTGTTCTCCTCGCCATCAAAGAAGTTAATGATCGGGTCGATCATGACTATGTCAGGCTTGTGAAACTGAATCTCTTGGTGAAATGCTTCTATGTCTTGGTCTGTCATCAGGTTCTTTCGTAGCCTGCCTGATACAATCAGGTTGTCGTACCCCTGCCTAATGGTATCCTCGTCATCCCCGAAGCGTCTGAAGTAAGTTGTGATCCTATCTTTCATAAACTCAGCGATGATCTCTGCCTGAAACCACATAACTTTCAATGGCTTGCTGAATGGCACACCCAAGAAATCTGTGCCTGTCGTAGCTCCTGCAGCGAATGCACCAAGAAAGTTTGACTTACCGATCTTTGGCTTGCCCAGCAATAGGACACGGCTGTTCTGGAATATGAAAGCATCGCCCCACCATTGCTCTACCGTGTCTTGTTTGAGGTCAGTCCACGCTTCTGCGCTGAAAGGCTGGAGCCCAAGCGGTCCCATCTCTGGTGCGTCCTCGACCTCGACCGGATATTCTTGGTCTTGAATCTGTTTGAGATCCTCACTGATCTGGGTCTGCCACTCACTGGTCTTCCATTCATTCACCCCTGCATCAATGTCTTCCGGGTGTCGCTTGATGTGTCCCTGCGCGATGCTGAGTGTCGTAGTTGCTGTCTCCACAATAGACAAGGGAGGATCACAAGTTTGATTCCAATCCTGCGCCTTGATCAGGATCTCTCGCATGCCCCAGCCTTCTTTGATCCACTTGCCGACCAGCCTTGCCAGCTTGTCATTGCGTCCGCCTTCCTTGGCCGCTTCTTCAGTCAGCTTCTCCCGAATGGATGGCTCGACTTCACCACCACTGTTGAACATCGAGATACTTTGTATGTCTGATTCGGTGAGCGAGGGCAGGTCTTCCATGCTGCCCACACCAAAGGCCTGTTCACAGTGCATTGTGTAGCCCAAGGACGGTGCGACCATAACGTAGCCACCCACTCCCCTGGTATCAATTTTGTTCTTACCTGCACCAGTCCTGACCTCATGCTGAGATATGCTGTAGAAGTAATGCTCTCCCCCTCTTGGGGTACGCTGAGTCAATGGAGATCGAGTGATGTTACCTGACCTAATCCAATCCATCGCCTCTTCACTGTCTGCGTCAATGACTGCGAAGTTGATCCCAGTTATCGCTGCCCAGTTGGCGTTTGGAAACTCATGATGCCAGCTTGTGATCTCCGTATCCGATGGCTGAGTGCGCTGGTAATGAGCCCAGTTCACTCGTGGTGTCTTTGCCCACTTGGCTTTAAGTTCTAGCTCATCATCAAACGGATGTCGCTTCCTGAAATATTGAGGGACAATATCAGACGGACTACCACATGGAATGATGTGAACACCATACTCCCACAGTTCATGTAGCCAATCTCCCTTTTGCTCAAAGCTGATTGATGCACCACTGAACTCAGGCTGGAAGAGTTTTATCTCACTCGACCCGATAGATTCTTCGGTGATGCTCATCCTCTTTGACCCCCTTGATTTTCATCTCCAACATCTTCGCCTGGTTGCGAATGTTTTGGTATTGAGCTCGATTATCGTCATCGCCCTCATCAATCAAAAAGGAATCTCCAACGTCCATCTCCTCAAGAACTTCTCTCCACTTATTGTTCTGGCTACGAAAACTTCCCCTGATGGGAATGTCTTTCTCAATTTTAACTTCCATGATTCTCTCTTCTAGTTGGTTAGACATACTATATAGAGTATATAAATAATTTTCAAAACTTTTTTAAAAAAAGTGTTGACATTGGTTTTACATGGGTTCAGTATGGGCTTTGTAGAGAAGAGGAAAGGTAAGGAAAAGGAGAAGTCTATGACTTTTGATGAACTGTTAGTCGCGTTGAAAACGCAACAAGATATGGCATCCAGTTTAAAGGTAACCATCGATAAACTCAAACGCCAGATTCTAGAAACCAAAGAAGCGCAAGATGGAATTGCGCCAATCCGAAATGAAGGTGGGCAGAGGAAGATGGACAACCTCACCCTCGAAATCAAACGTACGTACAGATGGGATCAGGATGCGCTGCATACCTTTTTCTATCAGCAAGCGGATGACACCCTCCCTTCTTTCTTAACCCGAAGCACTGTCTATAAGGTCGATCAACGCAAGTATGACTCTTGGTCTACTCAGAATCCTTCTGAGGCTCAAAGGATTGGATCTGCGTTGTCGGTCGAACTAGGCAAGCCTTCGATCAAATCCGTTCATATAAAGGAGGAAAAGTAATGT